CGCATCAACGCATTTTGGCAAAATGAGGGACTAGGGATGGCCGGTTACAAAGGCAGGCAGGGCAGGAAGCCTAAGCTGGCCACAAAACACAAACTTGACGGGACTTTTCGTGAGGACCGCCACGGCAATCGGCTGGAGTCAATTCCGTTTCAGTCGGCATCGCTGAGGCTGGCTCCACCGGAGTCCCTGCGGGAAGACGGGAAGCGGCAATGGCAGATTGTATTGGACACGCTGCCTGAGTTTGTGCTGAAGAACTGCGACGAGGGGAAGCTGTATCAATTGGCTTTTATCCGCCAGCAACTAAACGACGTGCAAGCGGCAATTGAAAGTTCGCCGGTTGATACCAAGTTGATTCAGACCTACATCAAGTTGTCCAGCCAATACGACCGCATCGCTCGCCAGTTTGGTTTGTCGCCAATCGACCGGGCGGCAATGAAAGTGGAAGACCCAAAAGATGACGTTGACCCGTTCGCAGAATTTTTGAAAGCAGGAATCGGGTGATTCAGCGCAGCGTATATCGTGACATTGTGACCAGCTACTGCGAAGACGTGCAGGACGGCTCGGTGGTCGCGTGCGATATGGTGAAAGCTGCGGTCGCCAGGTACGTGCAGGACTTTCAGCGGCAGCAAACACCGGACTTTCCCTACCGCCTGGACCAAGCTAAAGCGGAAAAGGCGTGTCAGTTCTTCCCGATTCTGCTGCGGCATAGCATCGGCGAGTTCGTCGGGCATCCGTTCCACTTGTCACCATGGCAGGCGTTTATTAACTGGAATCTGTTTGGCTGGGTGCGTGAGGATGGGACGCGACGTTTCCGGCGTGCGTTCATTTCCGTTGCCCGCAAGAATGGCAAGTCCAGCTACTGTGCCGGACTGTCGCTGCTGCTGACCGCTGCTGATGGTGAGGCTGGGGCCGAAGTCTACATCGGGGCGACCAAACTAGATCAGGCTCGCATCATCCACAAGGAAGCGAACCGGATGCTGCGGCAGTCACCGTACATCGGCAAGCACGCCAGCGTCACGAAAGACAACGTGGCGTTTGAAAGCACCAACAGCTTCCTGCGTCCGCTTGGCAGCGACAAACCCTATGACGGTTTGAACCCGCACGGCGTATTCTTCGACGAGCTGCACGCTTGGCAGGAATATCACCGGGAGTTCTACGCCACGATGACGACCGGTTCGGCGGCACGGACGCAGCCGCTGCAGGTGATGATCACCACGGCCGGCAACGACCGGAGCCGAATCTACAATGAGGAATTGGCCTACACCCGCGGCGTCATCAAAGGCGACTGGCAGGACGACAGCACGTTTGGGATTATCTTTGAGATTGACGAGAACGACGACCCGTTTGAGGAAGCAAACTGGGTCAAGGCTAATCCGAACCTGGGCGTTAGCGTCAAGGCGGATTACCTGCGGGAACAGGCGACCAAGGCCAAGAACAAACCGCAGGCTCGGCACGACTTTCTGCGATACCACTGCAACCGCACCGTCTCGAGCGTGGAGACTGGAATCAATGCGGAACTTTGGGACAGCATCAGCGGCGAACTGTCGGATTGGTCGCAGGCTGACGCCATTGCTGCGGGCGTGGACCTTGGCGGCAAGGACGATTTGGCAGCATACGCGCTGGTGGCCCGCTTTCCGGTCGGCGAAACGGACGACGGCATGGGGCAGTCGCGGCCAGTGTATCGCTATGAGATGCGGACTCGGGCGTTTATCAGCGAGGATTCTCGGCGGGATTTGACTCAGCAGCCGTGGGCGCAGTGGATTTACAGCGGCCATCTCTGCAAATGCCGCTACGTGGTCGCAAGCCTGCGGGATTCGTTGCTGGAAGATTGCGAGCAGTTTGGCGTTTCGATGGTGGCTTACGACCCGTACAACGCCAGCCAGCTGGGCGATGAACTGGACGCGGCAGGGCTGACGCCGGTCAAGATGCCACAGGCACACCATCACTTCAACGAGGTTCTGCTTGAGTTTCAGGCGGCAGCTGCGGAGGGGCGTTTGCGTCCAGCAGTATCTGATCCGATTCTGCGGTGGTGTGCGCTAAACATGGCAATCAACCGCAACAGTCGGGACCAAGTCATGCCGGACAAAAAGCACAGCAAGGAAAAGATTGATGCAGCGGTGGCTGGGCTGATGGCAATGCGGGCGGTGATGGTTTGCAAGTCGCGGTTTACGGGCAGTCTATTCATCGGCTAAGGAGGGCGGCATGGGTTACGGGTTGAACGGTTTGATTAAGTGGTTCAGCGGTGGCGACGAGGGCGTGACGCCGGTCAACCCCAATTCCATGCTCGGGCTATCGGGCGTCTGGTACGCCATGAACAAGATCAGTGGGATGATCGGGCAAATGCCGCTGGAGATTAAGCGGAAGCTGTCCGGTGGTGGGGCGGAAGACGCCACAAACCACGCAGCATGGCGTTTGCTTCGATGGGAGCCAAACGTCTATCAAACGGCGGACGTGTTCAAGGAAACGCTTCAAGGGCACGCACTCGGCTGGGGAAATGGCCGGGCCGTCATCATCCGCCAGGGCAATCGCCCAGTGGAACTGCTGCCGCTCAGACCGGACAGAACCCGTGCGTTTATGGTGGCCGGCGAAAAATACCACGTCACCAATCCGGTGATGAGCGACGACGCGATAGCTGCCTACGCCGGGAACTTTGAAGAGGCGATGACAGCGAACCCCGAGACGACAATCGTTATCCACGACCGGGACGTGCTGCACATCCAAGGATTCGGCTACGACGGGATCAAGGGCAAGGGCGTGGCCCAAGTCGCACGCGAATCGATTTCGATGGGCCTGAACGCACAGCGGCTGGCGACCAAGCAATCTGAAAAGGGGTTCACCGGGCGGCTGATGTTGCAGGCACCACCGGGCACGTTCCGCCAGGAGAAGGACGCGGCCGAGTTTCTGACCACATTCCGCAAGCACCACAACGAAGACGGGGAACTGGTCGGACTGCTGCGGGAGGGCGTCACGGCCAACGTGCTGACCATGAGCAACCACGACGCCCAGTTTGTGGAGCAGCAGAAGTTTAACCGCACCGACATCATGCTTTGGTTTGGGCTGGAGTCGATGCCGGGCGACGAATCCCGCAGCAGCTATTCAAGCCTTGAACAAAAGCAGCTGGCTGAGTTGCAATCCTGTCTCAACCGATGGCTGGTCAAGTGGGAGATGCAGTGCCGCGCCAAACTGCTCAGCCTGAGCGAGCAACGTGCGGACTCGCACTACTTCAAGTTTAATCGGCAAACGTTGATCATGACCGACACCCAGACGACAATCAATTCGCTGGCGCAAGGCATCATGAACAAGATTCTTTCGCCGAACGAAGCACGGGCCAAGCTGGACATGAATCCGTATGACGGCGGCGACAACTACTCGAACCCAATGATTGACCCGACGATTACCAATCCCGAAACGGGCGAGGCCGAATTGCCGGACCGCAGCGGGGACATGAGCAACGACGACGACGCAGACGAGGCGGCAACACCAGCGGCGCGGGCACAGCTGCAGCACATGGTCGGCGTCGAGTGCAACCGCATCCGAGACCGTGGGCTAAAGGCTAAGAACTTCTGCGAATGGGTGGATGCGTTCTATGACCGATGGCAGGAACGGCTCGAAGCGACCGTCGGGGCTGAGGACTGCGACGTGGCGGGCTACTGCCAATCGCACAAGCAGGCACTGTTGGCAGCAGCGGACCACAAGCCGGAACAGTTCGAGGCAGCGGTTCTGGCTCTGCTGGACCAATGGCGGCAAGACGGCGTTGCAGAATTGGTGAAGCTATGAGCGAGCGTGTTTTCGTCTGCGTCGGACCAAACAAGGGCGATATGTCTATGCTCCAGATAATGCAGGGGCATGACCGGTTCTACATGTTTGAACCACTGCCAGAGGCCGCGGACTATCTGCGGCGGAAAAATGCACACATGAGCGACATTTTCCACGTTGTCCAGGCTGCCTGCGGCGAAGCGGACGGAATGCGGACGCTGACTGTGTACAACCACGACGGGGTCAGCAGCAGCCTCGGCGTTTGCACTGAACAGGCTCGGCAAATGTACCCGCAAGCCGACCTGTGCCAAAAAGAGCAACTTGAGGTGCATGTGGTCAATCTGTGCAGCTTCCTTGAGTGGGCCGGCGTCAAGCAGATTGAGACGCTGATGATTGACGCACAGGGCATGGACTTGGCCATTTTGAAAACAATGCGGCCATTCTTTGAGCGGCGGGCTGTGCGGCGTGTGATTCATGAAATCGATGTAGACGGGTTCAGGCATTACGACGGACTTCCAGACAACTCGTTATCTGGCGCGGTGCAGTACATGGAGCAGTTTGGCAGTTATCAACCGTACCGACTGCCAGACCGAAACGACTTCAACTTTGACCTTGAATGGAGGCTGACCGAATGCTGAAGCTAAACGAAAAGACGCGCGAACTGTTCATGTATGGGCAAATCGGTCCAGCCGACTGGGGATTCATCGGCGGGGATTCCATCGTCGAAGCGTTGGCCATGCTGGGCGATGGGCCGATTAACGTGCGGCTAAACAGTCCTGGCGGGTCAGTGGACGAAGCTGTAGCGGCAGTGGAGAACCTGCGGCGGCACAACGGGGAGGTCACTGTCAGCGTCGATGCGTTGGCGGCGTCGGCCGCAACGTTGCTGCTGGTCAGCGGATTCAAAACAACGGCCGCCCCTCGGGCGATGGTGATGATTCACGAACCGCACACCATCGCCATCGGGGATGCGGCATCGATGCGGAAGACGGCAGACATTCTGGAGAAATACCGGGATTCGCTCGTGGACGCCTACGCCCAGAAGATGGACGCCAGCCGGGAAGAGATTCTGGCAATGGTTGCGGACGAGACTTGGTTTACCGCCAAGGAAGCACTGGCCATTGGGCTGGTTGATTCCATTGCTGAATTGGCCGACGCACCAAAAGCGATGGCATCGCCTTCGATGTTTCGGCATCCGCCCCAGGAATTGTTCGACGGAGCCAAGCCAGCCACGCCAGTGGAGCAGCGGTTTCCCAAGCGGATTGCCGCAAAAATGCGGGCGATTCAAATGCGTTTACGTTGACACTTGACGACTTACTGGAAATTCGTACTATTCATGCGAGCGGCTGGTGCCGCGTACATCTAAACAAACTCCCTTAGAGTTCGGTTGTCATCGACTCGACGGGCTGACGTGTTTCAACAACCACGTCGGCTGTCGCAGTCGATTTTCTTTTTTGTGCTGCCTGACAGTCGGCACAGAAAAGGACTCTAAACATGAAGACTGTCAAGGAATTGCAAGCGGCAATTCAGGAACAGCACGACCGCGTTGCTGCCATTCTGAATGTGGCCAAGGAAGAAAGCCGCGACCTATCGGCTGACGAAGAGAAGGAAATCGACGAAGCCCAAGGCAAGGGCGATCAGGTCGGCAAGATTGGCGAACTGGAAGCCAAGCTGGATCGGTTGCTCAAGGTCGAAGCCAAGCAGCGGGAAATTGCCCGCCAGCGGTTTGTTGGTGTTCAGGACCAAGAAGCCGTCAGCGACAATGGCGAACTGAACATGTCCGCAATCAAGGTTCCGGCCAAGGCCAAGGCCGGAACGGTCCGCTCTTACAAGGGCCAGG